GTTAATGTTAACGTCGAAGCTGCAGTAGTCGTACACTCCATCTCAAACCAGTCAAGCTGAACAACATTACTGAAAGTGCCTTCCTTTGCGCCTTTAAAATAGCACACCTTCCACCATCGATTACTACCTGTATCAATCGAGCTATGCGTGTAACTCGTTGTGTCAACGGGCAAATCACTGCCCACCTGAGAATAGTTCACTCCATCAGTTGAAGAATAAACTCGTATGCCATCACTTCGATTGTTTGAATTTGCCCAAGTAAGTTTAGCAGATGTTGCTGAAAGAACTGAAACTGAAATATTTGTTGATCTTAGCCTTTTATAAACAGATCCTTCACTTAAATTAAATATGCTATTTTTTAATGATACAGACATATAAATTTTAACTTATAATATTTATTGAATAATATGCTTTATATCCATCATAATAAAATATAACTTTATTCATTACACCCGCACCACTATCCCAATTTTCACTACCACTAGATTTAGTAAAATAAGTACTTAAATCTGGTATATGATATCCGTCTGCAATAAATATAATTTCTGCACTACCACCAATAATAGGATAATCCCCTAAAGTAACAATGATACTACTATCAACAGTATAATTTTTATAACTAGTTAATAATCTTTGTAAACTTATAGTACCATCAAATGTTTGATATACTAAAGGAATATCAACCTCGGATGCTCTATTTCTAATTATCCAATCGCTTTTATATAATGTACTATCTTCCGTCGAAACATCAACATTAATACAAATTAATGAAAGATTACTTGTTAATAAAGCTTCACCTGCTTGTATTATTAAATTTTCTTCATCATTTAATCTTATAGTAAATGGAGAATTTCCTGAAGCATCAAATAAAATATTTATTGTTTGACCTAAATTTTTTGTTTTAAATGCTATTGAAGCATCATTTCTAATTTTATAATATGAGGATGTAACATCAACATATTTATAATTAGGATCTTCCCACTCTTCTATCGATGCATCTCTATATGTTGTAACATCATTACTATAACAATTATAATAATCTACATCAATTATAGTATAATTTTCATACCAATTAGTATATTGTTTTTTAACTATTAAATTATCCGTAATAACATTTACAAATTCTCCAGTAGATCCCTTAATTCTTCCTGATGTATTTACAGGAACTACAATTACACCGTTGGTTTCATCATAAATTATATCTAAATATCTTTTTAATTCTACATTATTAGAATTATAAATTACAGGAAATTCTGATAATAGTGTATTTAAATTAATATTTTTTAAATCCATAAATAAATTTATTTTTATTTAAAATATATATCTTTTATTTTGATACTTTATATAAATAAAAGATTGTTTTTCTCATAAATATATATTTAATATGTTTAACCCTCTAAACTAAAATAAATATGAGTGAAAAAATCTTTGGTAATTTCGATTGGGAATTATACGATAATTGTAAAGGAAATAATACTCTAATCCCAAATAATTCAATTATAGGAACTAATAAGAAAAATATCTGCTTCTCTAGGGAACCTTATGCACAAAAATTATTTAATATTTATACCGAACGATACCCTGATATAGTTAAAAAAGATCTAAAACCTGGTGATGTAGTTCGGGTAATTAACATATATAATTATAAAAATACATTAGTAGATATTGAATTATCCGTAGGCTTAAGTATAACTATTGACTTATTAAGAGAAAAGAAATTTTTACAAATTTATGGATATAATTCACCGGAGCAATTTATTCATGATCTACAAAATGAAGAAGTTAAAAAAGAATTTATTAACCGTGGTGTATATGTATACATTATTGAGTCTTCACCGGCACTCAAAGTTTCTTTATGGAACGGTCATTTAAAAACTCTTAGAAATGAATTTTTAGAACAAATAGAAAATCCTACAAAATTTTATATTGCAAAAATTGTTGAAGCAAATAAAGGAGGATTTTTTGTAGATATATTAGGTCTTGAAGCATTTATGCCGGGATCACTTGCAGCACCAAATAAAATATTAAATTTTCAATCATATATTGGAAAAGAAGTTCCGGTAATGATAGAAGATTATCTTAAAGAAATAAATTCATTTATTGTATCCCATAAAAAATACTTATCTTACATTCTACCAATTAAGATTCATGAACTTGATCTTAATAAAAAATATATAGGTACAGTAACGGGATATACAAATTTTGGAATATTTTTGGAATTTGACGAGATATATACAGGTCTATTACATACATCAAAAATGGATGAAGAAACTAAGAAGATATTTGAGTCAAAATCTTTAAAACCTGGTGATAAAATGGAATTTTATATATCCGAGATAACAAAGGATAATAGAATAATTCTTACAAAAGAAAGCCCTGAAGAAAAATTAGAAAGAATACAAAAATTTATTCTTGAATCTAAAGATAAAATTATTGAAGCTTCTATTTCAGCAATAATGAATTTTGGCGCAATCATTTCAATAAATGATTTGGCTGGATTAGTTCCACTAAAAGAATTTAAAAAATATAAAATATCAATAAATAATTATGTAGTAGGAGATAAAATAAATGTTATATTTGACTCATTTTTAAATGATAAACTTATTTTTAAATTAGCAAAAGAAAAAAATAATTAAAAAATAATTTAAAATAAATATATAAAATAAAAATAATAAACGGTATGAAAAAGAATTTTAATGATCAAGAAAAATATTATAATTTAACTGTCGATGAAATGGCATTTAAAATTTCTGAAATTATTCAAGTTTTAAATAGCGGTTTTATAGAAATAGACGACGCGGATTATATATATAATTTATTAGAAGAATATGTCCAATTGGGAATAATTAATAATGTTAATGATTTATCTGACCCCGTAGAAATATTAAATACATTAAGTGATGAAGAAATTGAAAATATTTATAATAAACTTGTTAATACAGGAGTTGTAGATGAAGAAATTGAAGATCTAGAAGATTTAGATAATATCGAAGATTTTGATGATGAATATTTTGAAGATGAATATTTTGAAGATGAATCGGATGAAGATGATTATTCAGAATATGATAATTTAGAAGAAGAGGAATATTAAAAATATTAAATACTATAGTGAATGGACGAAAACCAAAAAATTATTCTATTCTTGAAGTTTTAAATTTTTCTGATGTTGGATTAATATTTGAATTTTATTCAACAAAAGAAACCGGTTTTATATCTAAAGAATTAGGAAGTTTAACAGGAAAAAATATAATTTTAGTTAACGAGTCAAATTTTCGTGTTCCTACATTTATGAATGCAATTCTTTTAAAGGAATACGATGCCAAGCGACCTCGTTATAGGTTAATTTTATCTCCACAAAATTATCATTCGGTAATACCTTTAATTGATGTAATAACACAATGGATAAATGAAAATTGTGAAACTACATTTGATACACAAATGAAAGTATCTTTATCTTTTGACCATCGTCATCTCAATACACTTACCGATATTTCACATATGAATCCTATAAAATTAATTCTTAAATTTGATGAAAATGAGGTTTATAAAAGATTTCCAGAACAGAAAGATTCTCCTTATGCATTATCTATTAAAAAATTATCACCTATATATAATTATATTAATGAATCCTATTTAACTAAAAATATTAATAATATTTTAAGTACTCCATATGCAGAATTTTATGGTATAAATTTTAAAGAATATACAAATGGAATATTGGAAATGAATTATATTGGTGGTAAAAATTATTCATCACAGTCTAAAGAAATAAAAGATCTTATTGAATATTTTATAATTAAAACATATCAAAGTATAAATAATATTAATGAATATGATGAATTTGAAAAATTTGAAATAAAGCGATTAACTGAAAGTTTAGATAAATATCAAATGGCATATTATGATCCAGATATATTTGTAAAAGAATTTCCAAATATTAAAATATATGTAGATCTTAAAATGTCGGATCAAATTTTAAAAACATATTGGAATACATTAAGGCAGCCTCTTTTTGAAATGATAGTAAATGGTGAATTAAGAGAAGGACAATTTAATTATGATACACAATATTCAAGATTTCAATTACGAAAGGCACAATTAAAAAATATAATATTAAATAATATGGATTTAGTATCCTGTGAATTATCTGGCATAATGGAAAATTGTGTATTTTTAGGATGTAATGTAAAAAAAGCTAGAGTATATAATTCACATTTTTTAAAAACCAATATAATAAATGAATCATATTTAAATAAAGTAACGATAAAAAGCAATAATATTATTAATAATTGTTTTATAGAAAATACAGAAGAATTAATTGGGTGTGATGTAAATAATAGTGTTATAAAATTTGCAACTATTGGAAAAAGTGCAAAAATAGATGAATCAAGCACTATTATTACAAAAGAAGAAGAATTACCACAAATATCTGGTGCATTAAAGGTTGATGAAATAAGAGATTATACATGGATAAAAAATATGAGAAAACAAAATACAACAGAATTCGCAAATGAATACAAAAGAAATAAATATTTTAAATAATTAAAAAACAAATGACTAAACAAGAATTTATAAATATTGTTAATGCAGAATTAACCGCAAGTTGTAATATACCATTTTCTGTTCCTACACAAGAACTTGAAAGAATAATAAGAATAGAATCTGAATGGTTATATCGTGAATATAGGGATGCTGTTCAAGATGGCTGGTATATTCTTGACAAAATTTATTTTAAAACCGAAGAATGGAAAAAAACTCGTACATTTCAATTACCAGAGTGTGTAATGGCAGTAAAATATGTTTATGAACTTGGCTCAGGGCAAAGAGTTTTTGGTATACATGATCCAGATTTAACATTTGATAGATTAATGGCTGCAGATCTTTATTTAACACCACTTTCATCTGATCAAATAACATATAGAACAATACAATGGAGTTTTTGGGATTTAGCAAGACAATATAATTTAAGAGATATTCAACATCATTTTAGTATAAATACAAAAAGATTAATTATTACGGGTAGAGATCCCGTTGAATCACTTTTTATAGCAACTTTAAATAAAATTCCAGAGGAAAATCTTTATGAAGATCCCGTTTTTCTTAAATGGGTAATTGCCAAAGCAAAAATTCAATTATCAAGAATTTTAGGTACATTTAATTATACTCTTCTCGGAGGAATACAAATTAATTATAGCGATATCAGAGAACAGGGCAGAGAAGAATTGGCAGAATTAAAGGAAAAGATTAAAACTGATAGCCCACCGGATTGGTTTATGATGATAACATAATTTATAAATGGATAGATCTATCTTATGGTGATTTTGTAGAAGGAGGAAATGATGAAGCATATCCAAATTTTATTCCTAAAGGTGAAATATGGATAGACAATGCATTTAAAAATGATGGAGATAGAGTATATCAAATAATTTTACATGAAGCAATTGAAAGAAAATTAATGCAACGCGATCCTCATAGAAAATATTTTAAAGAAACATATAAACCTCGTAAAGAAAAAGATTTTAAAAAAATGGGAGCGCATGAAGAAGCTAATGAAATTGAAAAATTATTAAGAAATAATAAAATAACATTTAATGAAGCCATAAATTATTATTATAAATAAAAGTTGACACATATATAAAATTTATAAATAGGGAGACTAAGACTCCCTTTAATTTTTTAAGATATATAAAATAAAAATATAAAAATAATATGATAAAGGACATATATATTCGTAATCCTGAAGATCCTAATTATAAATATGGTGTTTTAGAACACTCTGATCCTATTGAATCAATTATATCAAAAATTAAAATAATATTAGGGACTCAACCCGGAGAAGTTTTTGGAGATATTAATATGGGTGTAGGAATTGAAAATTTAATATTTGAAACTAAACTTAATAAAGCACAAATAGAAGAAAAAATAAAATCACAATTTCAATTATACATATCAGAATCAACAGATTATGAAATTATTCCTCAAGTATCTTTTGGACGAGCCGATGGATATGATTATGCTGTAATAGATATTTTTATAAATAATCAAAAAATGTTAGGAATTTTAGTAAAATAAAATTATATAAATGAATATTTTTAGTACCACAAGAATAAGATTTACTGAACTTTATAATGATGCTCTTAATTTTATAAAGAAAACATATGGAGATGTATCTCAGCATTTTACAATGGCATCTCCAATGGGACAATTACTTCAAGTAATGCTTCATTACGGAAGAATGATTTTATTTTATATTGAAGATTCTATTACAGAATTAAATATAAAAACTGCTTCCCGACCAGTAAGTATAAGAGGTATTGCCGCCTTAACCGGGCATAATCCCTCAAGAGCAACATCAGCCAGAGGTACATTATCATTATCATATAATGGAGCAAAATTTCCTTCATATGCTAAGATAATAACTATTCCAAATTATACACAACTTTTAAGTACTCAAAATAATTTAACATATACTATAATATTACCGGGTGAAGAAACAAGAATTGATCTTTCACAAGCCACGGAACCTATTACTGTAAATGTTATTCAGGGAAAAATAGAATACCAGCAAGTAACAGGTTCTGGAACTCCTCTTCAATCATTTAATTTTCAAAATAAAAAGGGCGCATCCATAGATAATTTCTTTGTCAATGTTTATGTAGATGGAGAGAAATGGGAAATTGTAGATTCTATATTAGATATGACATTTTATCAAAAAGCCGTAATGGTAAAAACAGGACAAACTGGCGGTATAGATGTGTTTTTTGGAAATGGGTATAATGGTGCTATTCCTCGTTTAGGGGCAACTATTCTGGTTGAATATCTTATAACCGATGGAGACGCAGGAAATATAAATTTAATGAGTGATAATCAAGCTAATATGTGGAAATTTATTACAACGGGTTATGCTCTTAACGGTGAAGAAATAGATTTAAATAAATTTTTTAATGTAACCATAAAAAATCCTATAATGTTTGGTACGCAAGAAGAGCCTCTTTATTTAACGAGATTATTAGCACCTCATATGTCAAGAAGTTTTGTTCTTGCGAATGCAAATAATTATATCTATTTTTTACGAAAATTAAATATGTTTACTGTAATTGATGCCATTCCGGGATTTGCAACTTTTGAAGATCAATATGTTATTGATAAATATAATCAATCACAAACAATTTATGAAAATATAAATGAACAATATCGTTTGGCATGTTCAACTTATGGAGTATCATCACAACAAGCGGCAGCGCTTAAAACACAATTAGATAATGCAAAACAACAGCTTCAATATTATCAGCAAAGAATCGAAGAACAAAAGAAAGATGATAATACAATTTATTTGTTTTTAGTTCCGGATGTAAATAAAAGAATTACATCTGGAGAAAATTATTACACATGTCCATTAAGTGCATTTAAATTATCAGATGAAGAAAAAAGATCAATATTAGATTTAATAGAACAGAGCGGACAAAGAATTTTAACAGTAGATAATGTAATATTAGATTTACAATTTCCAAAATTTACTTTAAATATGTCATTAATATTATGGGAAGGCGCACAATATGATACAGTTAGACAGGATATTATATCAAAAACATCTGAATATTTTCTTAAAAATACGAGAAGAAATAGAATACCTGTTTCAGATTTAATAAAAATAATTGAAGATATCGATGGTGTTGATTCTGTTAATGTGTGGTTTGATGCGGATAAAAATAACATAAATATTTATAAAACACATTACGGAATAGATGATTATGGTGATATTATTTTAGAGAGATATGTAAAAGACGCCTTTGGAAATGATGTTCCAGTAAGAGATATATATCCTTTAATTCGTGGAAATTTTGAAAATGCACAGGGAATATATTATGAAGATAGTTTAGAAAAAAATAAATTATCCTCGGTAAACATTCAAGTAAGAGGATATACACCAAAAAATATTAATTCGGAAAATAATGTTTCAATTATAAATAATATAATATCTTAATTATGCCAAGAAAATCTAAGAAATATACATTAAGGCCATCATATTTATATCAAGCTAAACATTTTAATGATGTTTATAAAAATTTAGGTTATGATTATAAAGGGAAGCTGTTCCAAAAAGGAACATCTTCAGAATTATGGGCAAATCCTCTTCAGAGACCATTATACGGTGTACTTGAGGGGATGTTATATTTTGTTCTTGAACATGCGAAAAGTATAAAAAAGTGGTGTTCGATTGCACATGATAAAAACACTACAAATATAGTATAAAGGAAATAAAAAGCCGAGATATTTATTATGAATATTCAAAATTGGAAAATATTTACAAAATCAGGATCTCCGCTTAATTGGACAGCAGATTCATGGTTACACCTTTTATTTAATTCACCGACAGGAAAAAATGCAGAAGGATATTTAATAACAGATCCTTATGGACGTGTTACATCAGCAAAAATAACAAACGGTGGTTATTATTATGACACTGTTACTGCATCATATTCATATGCTTTTAGCTATTCAACAGTAGAATTAACTTCTACTGATGCTTCTATAATAACTATAGATATTTCTATTGGAACTTCAGCAAATGATATTATTAATACAAAATCAATTTATGCGCTAGAAAATATTTCAATTGATGCAAGTTTTATATATCCAACTGTAACATATGCGGGCGCTATATTTTTAAATCCAATATCAGTAGGATTAATAGAAACTGAACATCTTTTTATTCTTGAAAAAGATAATGATAATTATATACGTCCGTATGATGCCAGTAATTCTACTCTTATTGTACGAATGATTGGTGATGAAACAGAAATATCATTTTTTGAAGTTAATGAAGAAACATCAGAAATAACATGGACGGATGAATTAGAATTTGATCTTTCGGAAAGAATTGAAAACACAGCCTTAGCTATAAATATAGGATTTAAAGCCGAATATGAAGGAGTTTACGAAAGAATAATAAGATTTTATCATAAAGTAGGAAATATACTATATACACTGGCAGAAATTGCTGTTAGTGCAGAAGCAATTGGAGAAGATGAAAGGTTTAGAACGCTTATATCTAATTTTGGATTGCCAGATCCTAAAGATATGAAAGATATTTTTAAAGAAACTGATATAAATGAAGATCTGCCAGATTGGGAAATTTTAAATTATAAATCTAAACATATAATTCTTGAACACGATAAAATAATTCCGTTTATTGGTACATATAAAGGATTAATTAATGCTATACGTTGGTTGGGATATGATGACATCTATTTTAGAGAATGGTTTTTAAATGTAAAAGAAAATAAAAAATTATCACTTTTAGTTCCTTATGAAGCTTCAGATAGAACGCAAACAATTTTAATGTTTGATGCAGATAAAAGAAAAGCTCTTAAGAAACTAAACCAATTATCAATGATATATTGTTTAACAAGAGAAACAGGAGAAATTGATAATTGGGGAACGCCAAAAACTGAAAATTGTTATTCTTATAATCTTAAAGAAATTTATATAAAATTATTAGGTCTTAAAAAATGGCTCGAGAGATATATCATAGGAATAAATTGTAAAATAGTAGATATAACAGGGGAAGGCATATATTTTGAAAGATTTAAAAACTTATCATATTTTACTCATAACATTGGTTATGAATATAAAATATCTCAAACATTAACACCCTATTCACTTTATAAGCGTAATGAATTAATATCGGGTGATGCTAGTGTATATTTATCATTTCTTGAAATAACAAATTCAAAAATTGATGATTTTAAAAATCATAGATTTATAGACTTTGCAGACTGTGCATGGAATACTATAGACTCTCAATATTATTCATTAGATGATCCTTCATATATTTCTAATCCAAGTGACTTTTTATTATTAGGTTCCACATTTAAATATCCTTTTACAAATATTAATGATATAATGTGGAAAATTTCTGTAGAAAAAGATTATGCCGGAGTAATAGGAGAAACATTAGTAACCAATCCATTATTTATTTTAGAAAATGATATACGTTTTTATAATATATATGATGTATCTTCAATATTCTATGATACATCCACTAGTTTAACAATATATCTTGAAAAAGCATATTTAAGAGATCCTTCAATAGATGAATGGGGTAATTCAATAGCATACTCAATTTATTCAAATAAAAATGTATATATTAATGCGACTTCTTCAAAATATTTAGTTTCACCAAAAGGTACATATACTATAACATCAGGATCCGGTACTTTATACTTACCAGATAAAGATCCTATTGAATATAATATACAATATGATGAGGATAAAATATCATTTGTTTTAGAATCTAGTGTATACATAACTGCTGATAGTGACACTATTATAACATCATCATTACCTGTTGATTATTATA